TATCACGGTTCCACTAGGTCAACCGTCTAATACCCACATCTAACGCGGATTCTTATTGCCTACACCAGCACAAATAGATGAACAGATTGCTCTTGAACGAGAGCAAATCAAACAAGGTTTAAAAGAACTACGAGACAACACTTACAAGCTTGAGGAAAAGAGTTATGCGAGTGCTTCTATTTACGGAGTTGTTTCTATTGACAAGTTGCTCCCTCTTGTGGTTGCGCGTATTCAAGAGACTGCACTTGATCGCATAAAAAAAGGTAAAACTGGTCGCTGTTTTGCTGAAATCCAGAAATATCTCTCTGGCATTGAACCCGAAGCAGCCGCAGCTATTACTTTAAAAGTAACCTTTGACAAAGTATTTAGCGTCAAGCCGGGTCAATCAGTGATCACAAATATTACTGATGCAATAGGCACGGCTGTTGAAAATGAGTGCATGATGCGCCATTACGAACGCAACGTTCCTGGTCTTCTCAATGTCCTGAAAAAGAATTACTATCACCGTTCAATAGGGACAACTCAAAAAGTCACGGTCATTAAAACGTTGATGAAACGTTATGACGTGGACATTTGGAATTCATGGGGGAGAACCAACAGGGTCAAGCTTGGTGGTTGGTTGCTGGACTGCATTTGTGAAGTCAGTAACTACTTCATGAAGACCACCCGTAGACAAGGACGCAAAACAATTCTTGAAGTGAGTCCTACGCCTGAGTTTTTATCCGTTAAGGACGAGATCATGGCGCAAGCGGAGCTGTTCAGCCCGTTAGCGTGGCCGATGTTAATTGAGCCAAACGACTGGACACCTGACGGAAAGCACGGCGGGTACATCCTCAATGAGGTAATGCGCGGCTACGACATGGTGCGTCGGGGTGATCCGACCCGTATACAGGGAGAACAACCCGTTGAGTTCCTTAACCGGATTCAGAAGGTTGCTTACACCCTGAACCCGTTCATCGTGGGTGTTGCTGAGACACTCCAAGAGCGTCAGATAGAAATTGGAAAATTCGTTCCAATTGTTGAGATACCTCTGCCACCTAAGCCTGTAGACATCGCAAACAATGCGGAGTCCCGTAAGGACTACCGTAGGAGGGCTGCAGAGGTTTGCAATATCAATGCACAAACATTCAAAAAGTCATGTCGAACACGGATGACAATGAATGCGGTGGAAAGATTCAAGGATGTAGATAAATTTTTCATTCCGTGGTCATTTGACTACCGTGGAAGAGCTTATCCAATCCCAGCATTTCTCACACCACAAGATACAGACTTTGGTAAATCACTACTAAAGTTTCACAATCATGCGCCGATGACAGAAGCGGCTGAGCACTGGTTGTCATTTCAATGTGCCACTACATATGGCAGAACAAAAGACACCATTACTGAGCGACTCACATGGACGCTTGAAAACTTAGATCTAATTACACGTATTGCAAAAGACCCAATCGGAAACCTATCTGAGTGGGAAGGAGCTGACGAGCCTTGGACTTTCCTTGCTGCCTGTGATGAATACTATCATTGTGTCATCAAGCGTACTCGTAAGTACACTAACCTGCCTGTCGCCGTTGATGCTACATGCAGTGGGCTACAAATTCTTGCCGGATTGGCAAGAGATAAAAGCACAGCAAAGTTGGTCAATGTCATTCCCAGTGAAAGACCACAAGATGCTTACAAGGTGATAGCTGAAGAAGCTAAACCTCACGTACCTGTTCATCTACAACCGTACATGGACAGAAAGACAACAAAAAGAACAGTGATGACTGTTCCTTACAACGCTAAACCTTTCAGTAATCGAGGATATATCCGCGAAGCATTAGCTGAGAAAGGTGTAGAAGTTGAAAAGGAAGATCTCACTGCTGTTGTCAAAGCTGTACGTGATGCCATGAACGTCATTGTTCCTGGTCCTATGCGTGTAATGAAGTGGATTGAATCTGAGGTGGCCGCGGCCATCGATAGAGGAGCTACTGAACTCTCTTGGGTCACACCTTCAGGCTTTGTGGTAACACAAAAACTAATGAAGAAAGACGTGAAACGCATTGAGTTGCAGTTGCTAGGTGGTGTCAAAGTTAACGTTGCTGATGGCAGCACTGATGAAGTTGATAAAAACCACCACAAAAACGCTACAGCGCCAAACCTAATCCACTCGCTTGATGCGTCACTACTTCACTTATCTGCAACACGCTTCAACGCTCCGATTTCCCTCATACACGACTCGGTACTTTGTCGTGCTACTGACATGGATGCTCTTTCAGAGATCATTCGTGAAACATACATGTATTTATTTGCGGAGCATGACTACTTAACAGATTGGGCGCAACAGATTGGCGCTGAATCTAAACCACCGATTATTGACACACTTCAACCTGAGTCAGTAATTGAATCTACATATTTCTTTTGTTAATGGCACGAAACACTTTTGTTACTGAAGAGCCTGTAATCCTTGAAGGTTATCAGGCAGTAATGCAACCGTCTCAATATGGCTACTCACTTAAAGCCGTAGTTGATCAAGATCTGATCAATAAACTAGAAGATGATCGAACCGATTCACTCAAATGGGCTGAGTCGAAATTGAAGAATCCCAAGCGTTCTGTTCTTCGCCCTGAGCCTTGGGAAGAAGTTGCTGAAGACAAATATATTGTCAAGTTCAGTTGGAACGAAGAGACTAAACCTCCTGTTGTCGATACGGAAGGTTCACCTATCACTGATGTTCGTACACCAGTCTACTCTGGAAGCAAAGTAAAACTTGCGTTTTATCAAAAGCCTTACGTACTAAAGGATCAGACTACTTACGGCACGTCTCTCAAGTTGGTTGGTGTGCAGGTCGTTACTTGTAACGGAAATGCCAGTGTTGATACTGGTGACATGGCACCGGAAGATGTCGCACAACTGTTCGGTAAGACAGAAGGATTCAAAGCAAACGATCCGAATGTTCAAACCGTAGAGGATGACTTCTGATGAATGACACTCAAATCTGGCCTTCTGAACCACCTATGACCTTCGACGAAAAATACACTGTGTCACACAACGAAAAAGCAGAAATGCTCAATGGACGCCTAGCAATGCTAGGTGTCATGGCTGCGCTAGGTGCGTATGCCTTGACTGGACAAATTATCCCCGGAGTTTGGTAATGCCTCAAGGACCAGGAACGTACGGTACAAAGAAAGGCCGTCCACCTAAGAAAGGAACTAAGAAAAAGTAATGGCTAAACCTGGATTGTATTCAAACATTCACAAAAAGCGTAAGCGTATTGCTGCTGGTAGTGGAGAAAAGATGAGACAGCCTGGTAGCAAAGGTGCGCCCACCGCATCTAACTTCAAGCGGGCTGCCAAGACAGCTAAGAAAAAGTAATTAATTGCGGCGGGTGGGAGGTTCAGGTAATTAATTGATCCCGCTATGACTGCAACTATTGCACAGCAGAGGTCTTCCACCTGGGAGGACTTCTGCGCGTGGGTGACGTCCACTAACAACCGTCTATACGTTGGCTGGTTTGGTGTCCTTATGATTCCATGCCTTCTAGCCGCAACCATTTGTTTTATTACGGCGTTCGTCGCAGCGCCACCTGTCGATATTGATGGAATCAGAGAACCAGTATCCGGCTCCTTGTTGTATGGAAACAACATCATATCGGGAGCCGTCGTTCCGAGCAGCAATGCCATCGGACTTCACTTCTACCCAATTTGGGAAGCTAATACACTTGATGAATGGCTCTACAACGGGGGTCCATATCAACTCGTCGTTTTCCACTTCCTCATTGGCGTCTTTTCTTACATGGGACGCGAGTGGGAACTTAGCTATCGATTAGGAATGCGGCCATGGATCTTCGTCGCTTACAGCGCACCAGTCGCGGCTGCTACTGCAGTCTTCTTGGTGTATCCATTTGGTCAGGGTTCCTTCTCGGATGGTATGCCACTTGGAATCTCTGGGACGTTCAATTACATGCTCGTGTTTCAAGCGGAGCACAACATCTTGATGCACCCCTTCCACATGTTGGGAGTAGCTGGTGTCTTTGGTGGTGCCCTGTTCAGCGCGATGCATGGATCCCTAGTGACTTCTAGTCTGATCCGTGAAACAACGGAAGAGGTTAGTCAAAACTATGGATATAAGTTTGGTCAGGAAGAAGAGACTTACAACATCGTAGCCGCACATGGATACTTTGGTCGTCTTATTTTTCAGTACGCTTCTTTTAACAACAGCCGTAGTCTCCACTTCTTTTTGGCAGCTTGGCCTGTTGTTGGCATCTGGTTTGCTGCTCTTGGTGTATCTACCATGGCGTTCAACCTGAATGGTTTTAACTTCAACCAATCCATTGTTGCCAAAGAAGGTCATGTGGTAAACACTTGGGCTGACATCCTGAACCGTGCCAACCTCGGCTTTGAGGTTATGCACGAACGAAATGCGCACAATTTCCCGCTGGATCTTGCATCAGCTGACACAACTCCTGTTGCACTGAAAGCACCAGCAATTGGATAAGAAACGTACGTTCATCCCAATCGGGACGCATGACGCCTAACCATGGAACGGGGGTTAGGTACTTCAATGTTTAATCATGCCTACAGTCGAACTTCGTCAACGGGTCCGTGAGCAAAGCGCTGCTCGTCGTGAGCAGCAACTGAAGTATCGCGGCGTTTCTTACATCAAAAAATCAATCAATGTAGATGGCATTCAGATCTGGGCTGGAGGAGAAGGTTGCTGACCTTCTTGTCGAGCTAGGTGTCAAGTATGAATACGAAAGCACCAAGGTCCCGTATGTAATCAAACATTCCTATACGCCAGACTTCGTTCTTCCAAACGGGGTCTGGTTGGAATGCAAAGGTTATTGGGATAGTGCTGACCGTAGGAAGGTAAAGGCTGTCAAAGAACAGAATCCTGACATAGATCTTCGTATGGTGTTTCAAGCACCGTTTAATAAAATCAGCAAAAAATCTAAGACAACGTACGCCAAGTACTGCGAAAAACTGAATATACCATGGACAACATGGTCAAACATTCCACTTGCTTGGTTGATATGACCAGCGAGTTTGAACGACACATACCTTGTGAAGAGTGTGGGTCATCTGATGGCAATAGTTTGTACACCGATGGACACACCTTCTGTTTTGTTTGTCACACCTGGAAAGGCGGAGACGGCAATGTTCACAATCACAAACCCACCAATGCAAGACAAAATTACATGGAACCCAGAGGTATTTCCCGCCGACTTTCTCGAAGAGGAATCTCTGAGAGAGTCTGCGAGGAATATGGCATCACCGCTGACGGAGACATCCTATGCTTCCATTATCGAGATAGCTCTGGACGAATTGTTGGGATAAAAACCAAGACAAAAGACAAAGAATTTAGATACGAAGGAGAATCAGATGGGAGGTTCTTCGGCCAACATCTCTTCCGACACAAAGGAAAGAGAATGGTTATATGCGAAGGTGAGATTGATGCTGCTACGTGCAGAGAAGCGTTCCCGACATGGGAAGCTGTGTCACTCCCGTATGGCGCAGCGGCTGCAAAGAAATCAATCAAACACAACTACGAATGGCTTGAGAACTGGGATGAAGTCGTCCTGTTCTTCGATAACGATGATGCAGGCCGTAAGGCTACGCAGGAGGCGGCAAGCGTACTGCCACCTGGCAAGGTCAAGATCGCTGATCTCAAAGGCTATAAGGACGCATCAGATGCCGCACAAGACAATAATCTTGAGGCGGTACGTCAAGCTATTTGGAATGCTCAACCATATAAGCCTGACGGGATTGTCGATGGAAAGTCTTTACTTTCACTTGTAATCGAACCTCAACAGGATTGTATTCATGAGTATCCATACCCAGGATTACAAGAAAAATTACAAGGTGTACGTGCAGGTGAGTTAGTAACTATCACCAGCGGTACAGGGCAAGGCAAATCATCCCTCTGCCGTGAACTTGCTACCCACTTTCTTTCCAAAGGGGAGCGGGTTGGATATGTAGCACTAGAGGAGTCAAACCGACGTACAGCGTTAGGTCTGATGTCCGCAGCTTGCGGTAAACAATTTCACATAGGAACACATGAACGATCTGATCTCACCGAGGCTTATCAAAATACTCTTGCTCAGTGGAACCTCTATCTTTTTGATGGCTTCGGTTCTTTTGATCCTGATAACATCATCTCCCGAATTCGGTATCTCGCTGCAGGACTCGACTGCAGGATTGTATTTTTAGATCACCTCAGCATCTTGCTGTCTGGTCTAGACGGTGATGAAAGAAAGATGATCGACACCACAATGACCAAACTTAGGTCGTTGTGTGAAGAGACTGGCATCTCAATGTTCCTTGTATCCCACTTACGTAGAGCACAAGGTGACAAAGGACATGAAGATGGAGCAAAAGTATCACTTGGACAGCTGCGCGGAAGTCACAGCATTAGTCAAATCTCTGACGCAGTTATCGGACTCGAACGGGATCAGCAGAGTACAGATGAACACGCTGATACGACAGTGCGAGTCCTTAAGAATCGCTTTACTGGGGAAACTGGTATCGCGTGTCAACTGAAATACGACAAAGAAAAGTGCAAGTTCTATGAAGCAAAGCAATTCAACCCGTCAACTGATTTTTAAACGTCCCAATCCTCCTACAGAGGAGATGATTAAGAAAGCACAATTTATCGACAAAACTTACATCTGGAAACATGCTGGTGTTCGATCTGGAGACGGACGGTCTCCTAAATGATGTTACCCGTATTCACTGTTTGGTCATTCACGACTCGGAGGTTAATGAGACGTATGTATTTAACGACGAGGGTTCTGAAGAGCCGATCGTTCGTGGGATACAGCTGCTTGAACAAGCAGATATTATCTGCGGTCATAATGTTATCTCGTATGACATTCCAGTTATTGAAAAAATTTACCCGTGGTTTTCGTGCAAAGCCTTGGTCATTGACACCTTACTTTTGTCGAGGCTATATCACGCGAATATGCTCGAAGTAGATAAGCGGCTAGACAACAGCCGGATGCCACAGCAACTACGAGGTAGACACTCACTTGAATCCTATGGTTACAGGTTAGGTGAATACAAAGGTGAGTTTGGAAAGACCACTGACTGGAAAGAGTGGTCACAAGAAATGCAGGACTACTGCATACAAGACGTAAACGTTACACGCAAATTATGCGAACACTTCCACCCCTACCTGAGTGGGTCGCGTTAGAGCACAAGGTTGCACAAATATTAGCTAAGCAAGAACAACATGGATGGTATTTCGATGAGCGGTCTGCATGGCAACTTGCATCGTCTCTCCAACAAGAACTTCAAGATCTTGAAGAAGTACTTCGCACGCGACACCCTTACGTCGCAGGAAATGAATTCACTCCAAAACGAAATAACAAAACTAGCGGCTACATCGAAGGAGCAACCTTCACTCGACTCAAAGAACTAAACCCAACCTCTCGCGATCACATCTCATGGATATTGCAAACGTACTATGGCTGGAAGCCAAAGCAGATGACAGCTACTGGGAAGCCTATCGTGGACGAAGTTATTCTGACCGAGATTGGATCAGAGATTTCTACGATGTTTGCGAGATGTTTGACGGTAACGAAAATGCTTGGGATGCTGTCGAACGGCACGAACGCATGGCTGAAACTATCCACGAAACATAATCGTATTCATCACCACTGTTCAGTTGCTACAGCGACACATCGTTGTGCGCATCGTAAGCCTAATTTGGCTCAAGTTCCTAGTGATCTTGAGTTCAGAGCATTATTTACAGCCACGCCTGGACAGGTGATGGTTGGTGCAGACCTCAGTGGAATCGAGCTGAGGATGCTTGCTCATTACCTATCAAAGTACGACTCACACTTTGCTGATGTCCTGTTGAATGGTGACATCCACCAAGTCAATGCTGACAAGGTGGGTGTGTCACGGCGACAGATTAAAACAATCACGTACGCCTGGTGCTATGGCGCAGGCAACGAAAAGATCGGTCATAGTTATGACCCACAACTCTCTGCATCTAAAGCTAAAAAGAAAGGAGCAGAGATTAGAGAAGCATTTGTTGCAGCCATTCCTGGTATGGCTGAGCTGCTATCAGCAATCGATGTTGCTTCTAAACGTGGCTGGGTGAGTTCTATTGATGGTCGGAAGATCATTCTTGATAGTCCTCACAAAGCCCTTAACTACCTACTCCAGTCAGGAGCCGGTGTTATCGCGAAGCGTTGGCTTGTTATCAACGACGAAACTATCCACCTACAGAAGCTGTGTGCATCGCAGCTCGCATTTATACATGACGAATTACAATTCGAATGTGCCAAAGAGCACTCAAAAGATTTATCAGAATGCCTCTTATACTCAGCCGTCGCTGCTGGCGAGTACTACAACCTCAGACTCCCCATCGCCGCTGAAGCCAAGATTGGTAACAACTGGGCCGAAGTCCATTGAGTGGGCTGCTGGTTTGTTTGAAGGAGAAGGGTGTATTACTTGGAAGACTAAAGCGTCTTGGTGTATGAAAATTCATATGACCGATGATGATGTCCTACGTGATTATCACGAAGCTTTAGGGTTCATTGGTCGTTACACACCTCCAACCAGATACCCTTCTACTCCTGACCATTGTAAACCAATAGCCACCTGGGAGCTGACAAGAAAAGATCAAATTTTTGAGTTGGTAATGCTCTTCTATCCATTCATGTACACACGACGTAGGTCCAAAATGCGTGAGTTCTTGAGTTGGTACTTCCGTAAATGAAGCTACTGGTAGACGCAGACTTTATTGTCTATAAATCCTGCGCTGCCGCTGAAACAGAAATCGACTGGGGTGATGATGTCATCCTTGTCACTAGTAAATTTAGCGATGCGTACAACAATGTTCTCAAAGAACTAAATAAAATCAAGAACGAGTTCATGTGGGATACACCTGAACTTATTCTATTCTTCAGTGACTCAAAGAATTTTAGGAAGAAAATTTTTCCCGATTACAAGGGACATCGGAATCGTAAAAAGCCTTGTGGCTATCGAAGAGTTATTGAGCAACTTAAAAACGAATACGAAGTCATCCGGTTGCCTGAACTGGAAGCAGATGATGCTATGGGTATTTATGCGACAGCTAATCCTGGCAACATCATTGTTAGTCCTGATAAAGACATGCGCCAGATTCCTGGTCGTGTCTATAACCTAGACGAAACGATTCATGTCACACCAGAGGAGGGTGCCAAGTGGCATCTGATTCAAACACTTGCTGGTGACCAAACAGATGGTTATGGCGGTGTACCAGGCATTGGTGTGAAGCGTGCAGTAGCTCTCTTTGATGAAGACGGTTACAGCTGGGAGACAGTACTGAAAGCATTTGCAAGTAAGGATCTCGGTGAAGATGCTGCATTGATGAACGCACGTCTTGCACGAATTCTTACCTGTAATGACTATGACCAAATCAACAGACAAGTCATTCCTTGGACCCCCACCGCCGGTTACCGAATTGACGATGGAGCAGCAGTTCAAGATGAGAAGGATAGAGGATCTACTACCTGATGCTGACAAGAAAGATCTGATCACGGTCTTTCTTGCTCTTCAAAAGCAGAACTTTGTTCTATCTAATACTGTTACTAATCTCATTAAGCAATGGCCGAATCACCCAGCCACTACACCAGAGGTCAAATAGAAGTATGGGATTTCATTAGAGACCAAGACCTCAACTATCACCTAGGCAATGCTATTAAATATATTTGCAGAGCCGGTTTCAAAAGTAATAACACAAAGACTCAAGACCTTAAGAAGGCTATCCACTATCTTGAAAATGAACTCCACCACTGCACACTGCAGATCGAAAAGTCTGAGCGATCAAGCAATCGAATTCCGGTCAGCGTATGGGATCCCGAACGCGACGGACAACCGGACTATGCAACGGGATTTGATCGCTGAAGAATGCAAAGAGTTTTTTGATGCGGTTGAGAATGAACCGTACGAAAATGAACTAAAGGAACTGGCAGATCTTGTTTATGTCTGCTTCCAATACGCTGAAAATATGGAATGGGATCTAGAGGAAGCACTTGATCGTGTCCATAAATCAAACATGTCCAAGCTTGGTTTGGACGGT